TTGAAGGATACGTACAACAGTATTCTAAATTGCCTGAAATTTCAGCGTTAAATGCTACTGGAAAATCATTAATCAATGAACTTGATAAAAAGGTAAGCGGAAATTCCATCCTGAGGTCATCAATAATAAATGATTATCGTGAGTACATTAATATCGAATTCAAGCCAATACTGTTGTTATCAAATAAATTAAATGTCGAATCTCGATTAATTGACAAAAGTTGTACTAAATTCGAATTTGACCAAAATAATAATTCTATTAAGGAATTACTTGAATACATTAGTCGTGAATCATCCACACCTAAGTTTGAAATCATGCAAAACATTCCTGAATTGGAGAATAATGAACGTGTATTGGAAATAACTAAAGATGATTTATCGTCTAGAGTTACATCTGGTCTTATAGTTAGATTGTATCCTAAGGAAAGAGAGCAAAAAGACTATAGATTTTATGGAATTGCTTCTTATGATTTGAAGTTGATAATATCATCATACATGGAAATAGTCAAGAAGGTCTGTAAATTCATTGATGGGCAAATGTTAACTAAAACTAGGAATGAACGAGAACAATCCTTGCACAGCTTAGCGCAACGCTTGATCTCAAAGAACACTTACTCAATGATGGCAGACATTTCAGGCCATAATCAATCAGAGCGCCCTGGGAATATGTTGCCAATAATCAATGAGATTGAAACACTGTTCGGGATTGATTTTTTGAAACCATTAGTTTACGTGTTTAATAATATTGATATCATATACGAGACTGATGAAAGTGATTATAGATATTATTCAAAACATCAACTAGGTGCAATTGAAGGTTGGTTTAATCCATTATGGTGTTTGCAATCTTCTTTAATCATGTCAATTATTAATTTCGATAAACAATTTGAAGTTAGCCAAGAATTGTCATATAGTGACGATATGGTTCAGGACATTAAGATTAGACCCACAATTGATGAGAATGGCATAGAGATAACTAACAGTGATCGCATTTTACTAGAAATCAAGGAAGAATTCTTCAAATTTGGATTCATGGTTAAGTTTAGTCAAACTTGCATTTCTGATAAGCGAGTTACCTTATTGAAGAAAACATATATTAATGGTTTTGAAATGCCGAATGAATTAAAGAGAATGTTAGCATTTAGCACATTTTCCTGTGATATTATTTTCAATGATTTGATTGAAATAGATGCTTCTAATTCATCTTTTTCTTCTATGATTGAGAATTCGATTAACAATGCGGAATTATTAACATATCGATGGATGAGAACGGTACCATATATAATTGAGAGATTTGCCTCGTTCGTTCAATTATACAAACCTGATTGTATGTCTGCATCATTGATGAAAACTATAGAAGGCGAAGATAAGTCCATTAAAAGTAAATCTCCTGAAGAATTACGTAACCTTCGAGAGCTCGCTATAAATCTAATCAAACAAGAGATGACGACGAATGAAGATTTTTTAGCTCTCTTTTATGCCTATGCAGTCCTGCCAACTTCAATTCAAGGTGTAGGAGTAATTCCTTATTTGTTTGCAGCC